CCCCCGCACCCAGCCCAGACCAGATCGCCGCCGCCGGCCGCCGCCACCTCGCCGAACGCGCGGACACCATCGAGCAGATGCGCCGAGGCATCACCCCCATCGGCTCCAGCCCCGCCCCCGGCGACCTCACCATCACGTCCACGCTGGCCCGGGTCGACCGCGACCTCGCCGTCCTGGTCCGAGCAGTCCAGTACGGGCTCGGCGACACCCCCGCGCCGATCCGCCCCCGGCTCACCACCACGGGGTTCCGGCTCGCGACCGGACCCGAAGCGCACATCACCCGCCTGGTGCGCCTAGTGCCCCGCGCCGCCGCGTATCTGGAGGTGATCGACCACGTGCTCGGCGAGACCCGCCGCATCCACGGTTCGGTTCGGTGGGCGCTCGGCGACGCCGAGGAGGTGCGCACCCTGCCGACGCGCTGCTACATCTGCGGGGCCAAGTCGCTCCGCGCGTTCCCCGCCCGGGGGATCATCCGGTGCGTCAACGCGTCCTGCCGGTGCGACACCGACGGGTGCGGATGCAGCGACACCGACCGGCCCACCCGGCACTGGTGGCCCGCCTCCGACCGGGACGCCCTCGACCAGGCCGCCGACGACCTCGACCGCTGGGAGGCCACCGCGTGAGCCGAGGAGACGACATCCAGGTAACCGCCGCCGAGGCCGCCCGCGAGGTCGGCGTGAAGCGCGCCACCATCGACACGTGGGTGCACCGCGGCTACCTGGCCGCGGTCGACCCCACCGCCCGGCCGCGCCGGTATTGGCTCAGCGACGTGTTCGCCGCCGAAGCGACCAGGGATGACAGGATGCGCCGACCTCCTGCTATGCTGGCGAAAGATTCAGATCCGTAGCGGAGCTATACCCGCACACGGTTTCGGGCCCGGTCGAGCGTCACGCTCCCGGGCCCTTCTCATGCCCGCCCGCCGGTCACGCTCACCCGGCGGGCGCCCCACGTCCCGCCCTGCGCTCCGTCCCCGCTGGGGGGTAGGCGGACGTCGAGCCCAGGGCGGGACGCTCTACTTCTTCGGCGACTGAGGACTGGCCTTGGTCTTCGGCACGTAGGGCGTGGACACCCACACCCCCACGAGCAGGACCACGCCGACCACCATCAGCGCGACCGCCCACGACCCGACCGGCGCCATCGTCGGACCGCACGCGGGCGCACCGTAGGCACCACCAGCCTGGAGCCACCCAGACCCGCACCCTCCACCCGGGATCAGACCGAGGCTCAGGCCGCCCAGGATCAGGGCCGCCGCGATGGTGCGGAGTATCTGGACAGGGGTCATGGTCGCTCCTCGGTAGATGTGGCGCTCACCGTACACAGGACGGCTGCCAGCCCGTGGTGGTTGGCCGCACCCGGACACCGGAAGGACAACCCCCTCATGACCGAGCAGCACGTCCAGATCACCGGCCTCGCCCCCGGCTACAAGGACACCAGGATCACCATCGGCGACGCGGAGATCCCCGCCCAGGCTCTCCGCGGGCTCACCCTGTCGGCGGGTGCTGGTGAACTCCCCGCCCTCCTTCTGGAGGTGGCCCTGTGCGACGTCACCAAGGTTGGCGGTGAACTGGAGATCCTCATCGGTGACGAGACCCGAGCGACGCTGGTCGCCCTCGGATGGACACCACCCGCCGAGGACGACTGATGCCGCTGCGTCCCTGCCTCGGCGTCTACGGCCACCGCTGCCCCAAGCTCACCACCGCCCCCGCACTGCGGTGCGCTGACTGCGACGCTGCGTTCAACCAGCGACGCGAGGCAGCGCGCCCGAGCTGGGCTACACGGTACGGCAACGACTGGCAGCGCAAGGCCAAGCGGTTCGTCACCCAGGCCAAGGCTGAGGGCCGCGGCTGCGTGTACTGCGGACAGACCGGTGACTACGACGAGGCCGAGCAGCTCAACCCCCTCCAGGCCGGTCACATCGTCGCCCGCGAGGACGGCGGATCCAACGACCTCGACAACGTCCAGCTCGAGTGCCGACGGTGCAACGTCCGCAAGAAGCGCTCCCGCCGGTCATGGTGACGGAGTGTGAACGGGGAGGGGGGTTCGATTCTTCGGAATCGGAGCCCGGTTGACCCGTGCGCCCCCCGCGCGCACACCGCCGGGGGTTAGATCCGATTTTTCGGCGGCCCGTCTTCGGCCGGTTGTGACGGGGGGTGACCATGCCCGGCCCTCCGAAGCAGCCGGTGGAGCTCAAGCGCCTCCGGGGCAACCCCTCGAAAGAGAGACTTCCGGCCAAGGCCGACACCGCCGGTCTCACTCCGGCGTCCGGCATCCCGCCCGTCCCCATCACCCTCCAGGCGTCCGGGCGCGCGGTGTGGGAACGGCTCTGGACCGCCGGGCAGGCGTGGCTCTCTCCGCAGACCGACCTCGACGTGCTCACCCGCCTGTGCGAGTACCACGACGAGCGCGAGGCCGTCCGTGCTGAGCTGGCCGCGACCGGCTACCTCGTGCCCGGGTCCATGGGCCAGGAACGCATCAACCCTCTGGTCAACGCCCTGCGGGACATCGAGTCGCACATGACCAAGCTCGAGGGCCTGTGCGGGTTCAACCCGTCCGACCGTGGCCGCTTGGGCTACGCCGAGGTGAAGCGGCAGTCGAAGCTCGAGGAGCTGCTCGCCAGGAGGGACCAGCGTGGCGCGTGACGCATGGCCGCCGCGCTGGCTCACCCCTGTCCCCGCCGAGGAGCTGAAGCGCGGTGACGGCGAATTCGCCGCGGACTTCATCTCGGCGCTGTGCCGCATCACGAAGGAGTCCGTGGCCGGGCCGTCCGGTTCGCCGCTGGTGCTCCGGCCGTGGCAGCGCCACCTCCTGGACCACGTCTACGCGCGGCGCGCGGACGGCCGGTACCGGCATCGTCAGGCCCTCATCGGCGTCGCCAGGAAGAACGGCAAGTCCGCGCTCGGCGCCGGGCTCGCCCTGCACGGGCTGGTGGCCGGCCCGCCCGGCGGCGAGGTGTACTCCTGCGCGGCCGACAAGGAGCAGGCCAGGATCGTCTTCGGCACGGCCAAGCGCATGGTGGAGATGGAGCCCGACCTCGCCGAGGTCATCACGCCGTACAAGGACGTGCTCGAGGTCAAGTCCACGGGCAGCATCTACCGGTGCCTGTCCGCCGAGGCGTTCACCAAGGAGGGCCTCAACCCGACGGCGACCGTCTTCGACGAGGTGCACGCCCAGCCCAACAGGGAACTCTGGGACGTCATGGCGCTCGCGATGGGCGCCCGGCCCGAACCGCTGATGATCGGCATCACCACCGCGGGCGTGCGGTCGGACTCCACCGGCAAGGACTCCCTGTGCTACTCGATGTACCAGTACGGGCAGAAGGTGGCCCGCGGCGAGATCGCCGACCCCAGCTTCTTCATGGCGTGGTGGGAGCCCCGCCGCCCTCAGGCCGACCACCGTGCCGTGAGCACCTGGCGGGAAGCCAACCCCGGGTTCGATGACCTGGTCAGCCGCGAGGACTTCGAGTCCGGCGTGCTGAAGACCATGGAGCCGGAATGGAGGACGAAGCGCTGCAACCAGTGGGTCAGCAGTGCCGAGACGTGGATGCCCGCGGGCAAGTGGGACGCGTGCGCTGACGAGCGGCCGGTGCCGGACGGCGCCGAGGTCGTCCTCGGCTTCGACGGCAGCTTCAGCAACGACTCCACGGCCCTGGTCGTCATCCAGGTACCCGAGGGCGAGGACGAGCGCCCCCACATCGACGTCGTCGAGTGCTGGGAGAAGCCGCCGGATGCCGGCCAGGACTGGCGGGTGCCGGTCATGGCGGTGGAGGAGCAGATTCGTTCGGCGTGCCGGCGGTGGCAGGTCCGCGAGATCGTATGCGACCCGGCCAGGTGGGCTCGCACCTACGCGGTCCTCGAGGAGGAAGGGCTCCCGATCGTGGAGTACCCGCAGTCCCCGCAGCGGATGATCCCCGCGACGCAGCGGTTCTACGAGGCGGTCCTGAACGGGACTCTCACGCACTCGGGTGACCCGCGGCTGGCCCGTCACGTCGACAACTGCACGATCTACACCGACTCGCGCGGCTCGAGGCTGCGCAAGGACGCGAAGAACTCACCCCGCAAGATCGACCTCGCCATCAGCGCGGTCATGGGCTACGACCGGGCGTGCGTGGCCGCTCCCGAGGAAGGAGGTCCGAACCTGTGGTGAACAACCTCCTCCAGGCCGTAGGGCTGGTCCTGGTGGCCGCCTTCTGCTGGTTCGTGTGGCCGCCGCTGCCGCTGCTCGTCGTCGGCCTGGTCGTCATTGTCCTCGCTGAGGTGCGCGAGATCCGGGCCCGCGCCGAGACCCCGAAGGACGGTGAGTCGTGACGCTGTTCGGAGACGTGTTCCAGCGCCGCAACCTGGAGAATCCCACCCGGCCGCTCACCGATTCCTCGCTCGTGGAGCTCCTCGGCGGTGCCCCGGGTACGACCGGTGTGACGGTGACGGAGCGGAACGCGCTGCGTATGGCGGCCGTGTGGCGGTGCGTGAAGCTCACCTCGGCGGTGCCCTCGGCGCTGCCGCTGCACATCTACCAGCGGTCCGACCGGACCCGGGCCACCTCGACGCTCATGGACGACCCGCACCCGGAAATGCCCGCGCTGGAGCTATGGCGGCTGTCCTACGTGCACCGCGCCCTGTGGGGGAACTCCTACCAGCAGAAGATCCGCAACGGCGCCGGCCAGGTCGTGGAGCTGTGGCCCATCACCCCGGACCGGGTCCAGGTCGAACGTGTGAGGGTCCCCGGGCAGCCGCCCACGAAGGTTTTCACGGTCACCGACGACTGGGGTGTGGTCCACGATCTGACCAGTCGGGACATCCTGCACATCCCGGGGATGGGCTACGACGGCGTCACCGGGGTCTCCCCCATCCGGGCCGCGAACGAGGCCATCGGTATGGGGCTGGCCGCGGAGCGATACGGCGGAAAGCTGTTCGGCAGCGGCAGCCTGATGTCGGGCATCCTCCAGACGGAGCAGCGGCTGGACAAGGACGCCGCGGACGCCCTCAAGGAACGGTGGAAGGCGAAGGTCAGCGGGCTGAGCAACGCCCACGACATCGCCGTCTTGGACAGCGGGGCGAGCTTCCAGAGCGTCACGATGCCCAACAAGGACTCCCAGTTCATCGAGTCCCGCCGCTTCCAAGTCGTCGAGGCCGCCCGGTTCTTCGGTGTGCCGTTGGTCTTCCTCTTCGAGACCGAGAAATCCACGTCGTGGGGTACCGGCCTCGAGCAGCAGGCCCTGGGCTGGATCCAGTTCGACATGCACCCCGACCTGCTCGCCCCCACCGAGGCACGCCTGACGAAGGAACTCCTCAAGCCTGCCGGTTTGTTCGCCGAGTACTCCGTCGAGGGCATCCTCCGCGGCGACACCACGAGCCGCTCCCAGTTCTACAGGGTGATGCGCGAGGTCGGCGCCTACTCGGCGAACGACATCAGGAAGTTGGAGAACCGGCCGCCGATCCCCGAGGGGGACAGCTACCTGCAGCCGGTCAACCTGGCCCCGCTCGGCTCCGACCCGACCAGACAGGATCCGGCACCGCCGGACGACGATGACGATGGGAATGACGAATGAGCCTGACGACTGCGGGCACGCAGGAGCGGCGTCGACTGTCGCTGTCGGCTGCGTCCGCCGAGATCCGCACGACCCGCGACGACGAGGCTGAGGAGCGGCGCTTCCACGGCTACGCCGCCGTATTCAACAGCCGGGCGGCGATCGGCAACCCGCTGCGGTGGGGGTTCTACGAGGAGATCGCCGACGGCGCGTTCACGAAGACGTTGACGGAGGGGGACGCCCGGTTCCTCATCGACCACGACAGCTACTACGTGGTGAGCCGGGTGTCCGCAGACACTCTGGGCTTGGCCCAGGACAAGACCGGCCTGGCCGTCGACTCGGCTCTGGACACACGACTGTCCTACGTCAACGACCTGATCGCGAACCTCGACAACCGAAACGTGACCGGCATGAGCTTCGGCTTCTACGTCGTCAAGGACGACTGGACGCTCGAGGAGATCGAGACCTCGGACGGGCAGACCGCCGAGGTGGAGGTCCGCACCATCCGCGAGGTCCGCCTCATCGAGGTGAGTGCCGTCACCTTCCCCGCCTACGACGACACCGAGGCGGCGCTACGGCACGTGGCGACCGCCCTGGTCCACCGAGGCGACCCGGCTGCCGTCGAGCGCCGCGCCGCCTACCGTCCCGAACTCCGGGACATCCTTCAGGTCATCGAACGCGAGCCGGGAGAGCCCACTCGCGCTGACGCACCCACGGAGCCGGCCGCCGCCACTCCGAGGCACGTCGACCAGGTCGACCTGGCCATGAGGGGCATGGCCGCCCGTTACCGGCTGCCCCTGAGCTGACCACCCATCGATCACGACCCCGTCCGCACGGCGGGGCCGTCGGCATGCCCAGGAGGGCACGTGAGCAACGAAGCGACGCTCGTCGAGCGTCAGAACAAGCTGTGGAATCGCATGCAGGAGATCATGCAGGCGGCCCGCGACGAGAACCGCGACATGTCCGCCGAGGAGCGCACCAACTGGGACGCCGCCGAGGTGGAACTCAACCAGGTGTCCGGCGACATCGAGCGCATCCAGCGCATGGCGCGCCTGGCCGGGGTCGACCGCTCCCAGCACGTGGTGGAGCCCGGCGGCGGCGAGGAGCGCGGCCCCGGCAGTGACGCCGAGGAGCGCTACAACGAGGCGTTCGGTGCCTACCTGCGCGGAGGCATGGGCGCGCTGGAGCCGGAGCAGCGCACCCTGCTGGACCGGCGCCGGCAGGAGGCGCGCGCCCAGGGTGTCGGCACGGACGCGGGCGGCGGCTACCTGGTCCCCGAAGGGTTCCGGAACACCATCACCGAAACCATGAAGGCGTTCGGCGGCCTCATGGGCGACATCCAGGTCATCACCACCGCGACCGGAAACCGGCTGCCCTGGCCCACCAACGACGACACCGGCAACGTCGGCGCGATCCTCGCTGAGAACACCCAGGTCGACGAGCAGGACGTCGAGTTCGGTGAGAACGAGCTGTCCGCCTACACCTACACCTCCAAGATGGTGCGCGCGTCTCTGGCGTTCATCCAGGACAGCGCGACCCCCGTCGAGACGTGGCTGTCCGGGAAGCTGGGGCAGCGCATCGGCCGGGCCATCGCCGCGCACATCGCCACCGGCACCGGCACCGACCAGCCCACCGGACTGGTGACCGGCGGCACCGTCGGTGTGACCGGCGCCGTGTCCGCGTCGGCCGCGATCACCTACGACAACCTGGTCGACATCGAGCACTCCGTCAACAGCGCCTACCGCACGCGCGCGAAGTACGGGCTCTCCGACCAGGCGCTCAAGCTCATCCGCAAGTTGAAGGACGGCGACGACCGGCCCCTGTGGGTGCCGATCCCCGCCCCCGGGTTCGCGGCCACCATCAACGGCTACCAGTACACGATCGACGACAGCCTGGCCGCGCCCGCGCCCGGCGCGAAGTCCATCGTGTTCGGTGACCTGGCCGCGGGCTACATCGGCCGTCAGGTCCTGGGCGTGCAGCTCATGCAGCTCCGCGAGCGCTACGCCGACTTCCTCCAGGTCGGCTTCCTCGCCTTCTCCCGCTGGGACTCCGCGCCGGACGACACCTCGGCGTACCGGGTCTTCCAGCACGGCGCCGCGGCCTGACCACCCTGAGCCGGGGCCCACACCGGGCCCCGGCTCCTCCTCGGAGGGAGACGGATATGGCGCGCGTGCGCATCATGACCAGCGTCGCCACCACGGACGCCACCTACAAGCGCGGGGACCAGGTCGACCTGGACACCGCGACCGCCGAGTCGTGGGTGGACGCCGGGATGGCCGTGCCCGTGGGCGGCGACGACCAGAACGTCGCGGAGACCACCGCGCGGCGCACCGGCCGCACCGGGGCCCGCAAGCCGAAGGGCGGGTGACGTGCCCGCCCTGTCCCTGGCCGACGCCAAGGCCCAGCTCAACGTCACCGGGACCGGCCAGGACGACGAGCTGTCCGACTACGTGGACGCCGTCAACGAGGTCCTCGAGTACTACATCGGGCCCGTCGACGACCGCACCGTCGTCGAGCGGTGGGACGGCGGGCGGCAGTCCATCGCGGTCCGCCACCGGCCGATCGTCGCCCTGACGTCCGTCACGAACGTGGAGGACGACGCCGAGGTCACGTCCGTAGACGAGGTCGACGTCGACTTCACCCTCGGCGTGCTCCGGCTCAAGTCCGACGCCAGGTGGCCGGCAGGTCGGATGAAGGTGACCTACGTGGCTGGGCGGGGCGGCGAAGCACCGGCCGCTGCGAACATCGCCGGGCGGATCATCATCCAGCACCTGTGGGAAACCCAGCGGGGTGGCGACACGCGCCGACCCGACCTCGCCGGGGGCACGGAGACCGTGACCGTGTCCGGGGGGTTCACCTTCAGCATCCCCCGGCGGGCCATCCAGCTCCTGGAGGCGCACTCGATCGGCCCGGCGGTGGCGTGATGGCGTCCACCACCAGCTACCCGGCGGTGACCGACGCGCTCCTGGCCCGGATCACCGCGGCCCCGGCCCTGGCCGGTGTGCAGATCCTCGACGGCCAGCCCACCCGGAACATCACCCTGGACCCGGACGTGATCGTCGTCGGCTTCAGCACGGACCGCCCAGCCATGGAGATCACCCAGTCCCGGCAGAACCTCTCCGCGACCCGCGACCGCGAGGAGTACGACCTGGTGTGCCTGGTCTCCTCCTGGCGGGGCGATCCCGGCATCAAGGCCGTCCGGGACCGGTGCGCCGAGATGGTCGATGCCGTCAACGGCGTGCTCATCGCCGACCGGCGCCTGGGCGGCGCGTGCTTGCAGGCCCAGATGTCCGTGGCGAACTTCGCGCCGGTCCAGACGGACACCGGCCCGTCGTGCACAGCGGAGGTCCTGATCTCGATCACCGCCCTGACGAAGAGGTGATGAGTCGTGCCCGAAGAGGTCGTGTCCCTGGAGCGGACCGGTAACGCGATCCGGCGGATGATCCGCCAGCACGGGAAGTTCCCCGACGACCTGACCAAGCGGCTCCGGCCGAAGATGCGGCAGGTCTCCCAGCCGCTCCTGATGGATGCCCGCCGCCGGGCCTCCTGGTCGACGCGGATTCCGGCGGCGCTGCGGATCGCCACGAGCTTCACACGGCGTCAGGCCGGGGTGTCGCTGGTGGCCAACCGGCGGCGGGCGCCGCACGCGCGCGCTTACGAGGGGATCACGGGCAACGCCGAGTTCCGGCACCCGGTGTTCAACGACCGGGAGCGGTGGGTGGAGCAGCGGACCCGCCCGTTCGCCGCGCCCGCAGCGGACCTGCACGGTGCCCGCGCGGTGCGAGCTGTCAATGAAGCAGTCGACGATGCCGCTCAGGCGGCTGGATACGGAAGGTAGGGCGACCATGCCCCGTCAGAAGACCACGGTGACCCTGCACCACCCGGACGCGAACCGGACCTACGAGTCGCCGCCCAGCGCGGTGGAGTTCTGGGAGAGCAAGGGGTGGCAGCGCGCTGACGCCCCGGCCCCGAAGGCCGCACTCACGGCCAAGACCACTGAGAAGAAGGAGAGCTGACGATGCCCGCAGCCCCGATCGACGTGACCGACAAGTTCATCAACGCCGGCGTCACCACGATTTTGTTCTCGCCCGCCATCGCCGACGTGAACGCCCCGACCCGCGCCGAGCTGGACGCAGGCACCGACCTGACCCGCGAGGTGGTCGGTGCGTCCGGGTGGCAGGTGTCCAGCGCCAACGTCACCTACAACCCGTTGCACACGACTTTCACGCCCAGCATCCCCGGGCGAACCTCGGTGGAGGACTCGTCGCTGACACTCCCGCAAGACGTCGTGGGCGCGGACGTGCGCGACATCCTTCCGCGGGGCACGACCGGCTTCATCGGGATCATGCACGGCGGGGACGTCCCGGGTTCCCCGATGGACGTGTGGCCGGTGCGGGTGTCCAGCCTGGGCAAGACCGTCAGCACGGAGGGCACGGAGGTCGCCAACATCGTGGTGTCCTTCGCGATCCCGGAAGAGCCCGCGGAGTCCGTGGCGATCCCGGCGGCGACGCCGTGACGTCCGTGCGAGACCGGCTGCTCTCCCGGGAGCGGCCGGTCGCCACCTACCCGTGCCGGGTCGCGTCGGTCGAAGAGACCCAGGCGGCCGAGCGGGCGCTCGCGCTCGCTCGCAAGGTGGCCAACTCGGTCAAGGCCGACGACAAGCAGGCCGCGGCGAAGGCGAAGAAGGCCCTCGACGCCGCCGAGAAGAAGCGGGACGCCTGCTACGAGCAGATCCACCTCCGGGCGATGGAGCCGAAGGCGTTCGAGAAGCTACAGGACGCCTACCCGCAGGCCGACGACGGCGCTGACGACGACGCGAAGAAGGCGGCCGACGAGGCCTACCTTCACGCCGTCTTCCTCGGCACCGTCGAGGGCGAGGGCATGTCCGAGGAGGACTGGACGGACTTCGTCCACAAGAACACCAGCACGGGCGAGCGCAACGACCTCTACAACATGTCGATCGCCGTGAACGGCCGTGTCCGGGCTCTGGACCCCAGCGTCCCAAAAGGCTAGACCGCGACCCGAGTCTCCGCCTTGAGCTGGAGGTGGCCCGCTACTACCGGATCAGCCACAGCGTCTTCCTGGCCTGGTCGAAGGCCGACCGGGACAAGGCCCTGTGGGCGCACATCCGCGAGGCACAGACCTGTAGCGGGTGCGGGACACGGCCGGAGGAGTGGGACCCCGACCAGGGCGGCAGCCGAACGGCGTACCTGCCGTCCGTGACCACCTGCCCGGGGTGTCAGCGCATCGGGGAGCGGCAGGCCCACCTAGCGCACGGGCGCGATCACATCCCGCCGGGCACGAAGGTCCACCTGCGCAAACACGACAACTGAATTGGGGTGGTCTTGTGGCGTCCTCCCAGCAGCGTGACCTGCGCATCAACCTGTCCGCGAACACGGCCGGGCTGGAGCGCGGCCTCCAGCGCGCCGGGTCCGCGATGGAGGGCTACCGGCGGTCGGTGGAGGATGCCCAGAACGCCGTCGCGCGCCTGGAACAGGAGCTGGCGGCCGACATGGACCGCACCCTCGCCGAGGTGGAGGAGCGCGCCGCCGCCCGCGCCGAGACCTGGCAGTCCTTCGGCCGGGGCATGCTCGTGGCCGGTGCGGGGATCGTCGCCGGGCTGGCCATGGCGTCCCAGGCCGCCATCCAGTGGGAGTCGGACTGGGCGGGCGTGACCAAGGTGTTGGAGGCCACGCCGGAGGAGTTGGAGCGGCTGGAGGACGGGCTGCGGGGTCTCGCGATGCAGATTCCTCTCACTCATTCCGAGCTGGCCAGCATCGCCGCGTCCGCGGGGCAGCTCGGTATCGAGTCCGAGCACATCCTCGGGTTCACGCGCACCATCGCCGCCATGGGCGTGGCCACCAACATGACCGTTGAGGACGCCGCCATGCAGATGGCGCGCTTCGGCAACATCATGGGGACCCCTCAGGGCGACGTGGACAAGCTCGGCGCGGCCATCGTCGAGCTGGGCAACAACTCGGCGACGACCGAGGCCGAGATCATGGACATGGCGATGCGCATCGCCGGGGCCGGGTCGACGGTCGGCATCACCGAGGGCGAGGTTCTGGGCTTCGCGGCGGCCCTGTCGAGCGTCGGCATGGAGGCCGAGGCAGGCGGCTCGGCGGTCTCCCGGGTGCTGCTCAACATCGACACGGCCGTGGCCACCAGCGGTGCCGAACTGAGCACCTTCGCACGGGTGGCCGGTATGAGCGCCAGCGACTACGCGCAGGCCTGGCGCGACGACGCCGCCGGGGCCACACACGCGTTCGTCCAGGGCCTAGGCGAGATGAACGACGCGGGTGAGAACGTCACCGGCACCTTGAACGAGCTGGGCCTGGGCGAGATCGTCGTCCGTGACGCGCTCCTGCGTATGGCCGGCGCGTCCGACATGGTGTCGGAGTCGCTGGAGCTGGGCAACGCCGGGTGGGCGGAGAACACGGCCCTGGTGGAGGAGGCCGCCGCCCGGTACGAGACGACGGAGTCCAAGGTCCAGATGGCGCGCAACGCCATCACCGAGACAGGCATCAGCATCGGCGAGTCCCTGCTGCCGATGCTCGGCGCCGCCGCCGATCGGGTCACCGACTACGGAGTCGCGTTCTCCAGCCTCTCCGAGGACCAGCAGCAGTGGACCGCCGGGATCGGCGGGTCCGTGGGGGCGCTGTCTCTGCTGGCCGGTGCCCTGATCACCGTGGGGCCGCGGATGATCGAGTGGCGCGGCCAGATGCAGGAGCTGCACTCGGGCGGCGCGACCCGCCTCCAGCGCGGCATCGGTGGGCTGGCCACCATGATGACCGGCCCCTACGGTGCGGCCATCGGCGCCGTCATGGGTCTCGGCGTGCTGTGGCTGGACCAAAAGGCCCAGCAGATCGCAGCCGAGCAGGAGTGGGCCGACGCGCTGGCCGCGACCGGCGGTGTGGTGGACGGGTCCATCGCGTCCATGGCTGCTCAGAAGCTCGAAGAGCAGGGACTGCTGGAGCTGAGCAACGAGCTGGGCATCCAGCAGGGCGTGCTCACGCAGGCGTATGTGGAGGCCGGGGACGCCCGCGACGCGCTGACCATGGCGGACCAGTGGGCCCAGGCCGCGAAGCAGGGGCTGCTGGAGTCCTACGACCAGGAGGGCCAGCAGATCCGCGACCTGAACGCGTCCCTGGAGACGCTGTTCGGCGCGGGCACGACCTGGCGGGACCTCACTACCGAGCAGTGGGAGCAGCTCCAGCTCCTGAACGTGTCCATGGGCGAGAACACCGCGACCATGGACGCCGGCACCGAGGCCGCCGCCGCGGCTGCTTCGGAGACCGCGAACGTCGCCGAGTCGTACATGAGCGCGTCGGAGGCGGCCGACCAGTTCAAGGAGTCGGTGGACGCCGCGAACCGGTCGATCGCTGACGCCATCGGCGCGGAGCTGGACTACAACTCGACACTGCTCGCCGCGACGGAGACCGTGAACGCCAACACCGGCGCGACGGACATGAACACCGAGGCCGGGATCGGCAACCACCGGGCGATCCTGGACGTGATCTCCGCTGGTGAGCGCGAGATCCAGACCATGATCAGCAACAACGCGTCCGCGGCCGACCTCGCCGATAAGAAGGAGGAGCTTCGGCGCGACGTCGAGGCCCTCGGCGACGAGGTCGGGTTCACCGAGACGGAGTTCCGCGACTACGACGAGATGCTCCGCAACGTCGAGACCGACGTGGACACCGCGATCCGGGTGCGGGCGTCGGGGCAGTGGGAGTGGGAAGGCGGCGCCTGGGCGGGCTCCTCCGCGTCACGCGGTCACGGTCACGGCGGCTTGGCGGCTGGCGGCGCGGTGCACGGTCCCGGCGGCCCGACCGATGATCTGATCCCGACGTGGCTGTCCAACGGCGAGCACGTCCTGACGGCGAAGGAGGTCGAACTCCTCGGCGGCCAGGACAAGGTCTACGCGATGCGCGAGCTGATCAAGGCCGGTGCGTTGCGCTTCGCCGACGGCGGCGCCGTGCAGCGGTTCGCGCGCGGCGGCGCGGTCCTGCCCATGTCCGCGACGGTGGTCAACGACCACCAGGAGGACGTGCGGATCAACCTCCAGCGCCTGTACGCGGACACCGTCAACGGCATGGCCAAGGACATGGGCCGCATGATGAAGGAGTACATGGAGTCGGGCGGGGCCGTGGTGGCCGCGTGGCGGTCCCAGACGGGCGTTCCGTACTCATGGGGTGGCGGCGGCCCCGGCGGGCCCGGGTACGGGTTCGGGCGCGGAGCCGGGACCCGCGGCTTCGACTGCTCCAGCCTCATGCAGTACGGGTGGAGCAAGGTCGGCGTGAGCCTGCCCCGGGTGACCTATGACCAGATCAACTACGGCCGCCCCGTGTCGAAGGGCAGCGAGCGCCCGGGCGACCTCGTGTTCCCTCACCGCGGGCACGTCGCCGGGGTCAGCGGGCCGGGCCGGGTCATCCACGCCCCGCAGACCGGATCGTTCGTGCACGAGCGGGCCATGTACCCGAACCCCATCGCGATCCGCCGGCCGGGCCGGTTCGACACGGGCGGGATGCTCCGGCACGGGGAGCTGGCGGAGAACGCGTCGCGGCGGCCGGAGCGGATCCTGTCCCCGCGGCAAACCGACTCCTTCGAGCGCCTCGTGGGGCTCCTGGGCG